GCCCGCATCGGTCATCTGTGAATCCGCGTGCACCATCACGCTTGATTTGGCGCTGCCGCCGCTCCAGTTGGACGCGGCCGATGGGGCGGCGATTGGCGGGGCCATCCTACTTGTGTGGGCGGTCGGCTGGGCGTTTCGGATGCTCATCCGTGCGTTGAATGTCGATACCGTGGGTCCGTCTGATGGGAGTGATTCCTAAGAGGTCAGCGGGGAAGGTTCCAGCGTTGGGAAACGTCGAGCCTTCTCCGGTGCAACCCGGCAATTTCGCCGGAACACCTTTCAGGAGTTCAATCATGAACAAACGTCAAACCATGTCCCGCCTTGCGGGCATTTCGTCCGGCCTCGCTTTGGCCGCTTCGTCCCATGCTGCCGCCGTCGATGTGGCCGCGGTTGTGACCGATATCGGCGCGCAAGCTGCGCCCATCGGTCTGATCGGCGCTGCCGTGCTGCTGATCTTCGTGGCTATCAAGGCCTTCAAGTGGGTGCGTCGTGCTCTGAGCTAAATCCTTGCTCGGGGTGGTCCTCAGCCTCCGGGCTGGGGGCCTTTTCAAAGCCTCAGCGGTTGGGGCTTCGCAAAGGGGATACCGTGGGCCTTTTTATCATCATCGCAATTTTGGGGGCGGCGTGGCTCATCTTTTCCGCCTGATAACGGGTTTGGTTCTGGCGTTGGCGGCGCTGGGTGCGCAGGCGGTCAGTCCGACTTATTCGTGGACTATGCAGAATATCAGTGGCTCGTATTCGAGTACTGCGGCAATGTGTGCGGCGTGGGTCGCGTATTCCCAGAGCGTCGCGCCGACCTATGGGCCGTTTGTGTGCATATCCGCACCGCTCGGGATTGTCGGCGGCGTGGCTGTGAATACGACGTTGCAACTTAAGGATAAGTACAACACCGTTTATACGGGCACCGCGTTCGCGTCTAATTCGTGTCCATCGGGGTTTAATTTCTCCTCGGGGTCGTGTGTTTGTCCGGCTGGGCAGTCCGAGGTGAACGGCGCCTGTACGGGAACGTCAGTCTGTTCTGGTCTGGCGAATCTGTACCTGCCTGAGTCGGTGGCAACGGCGAACATTGGGCCGACAACTGCGGCGGCTCTAACGGCGATTGTTCAATCGGCAAGTTTGACGTTCTGTGATTCAACTGGCTGTCAAGCCAGCGGAAAGCCGACGTTCGGCGGTGTGTTCGGCGGGAACGGGTCCGTAACGGTCAGTCAGCCGAAATACACGGGTTATCCTTGTGATAACAACGCAGCGCCGGGCGGTGCTACTCCTCAGGATGCGCCAAGGCAATGTGCTGCTGGGACCTGTCCCGGTTCTGTCAATGGTGTTGAAAACTGTTATCCATGTCAGACCGGGGTCAGTGCGGATAGCACGACGGTTTCGGGCACCTCCTCTGTTCCGGGTGGTTCGGCGACTGTCAGTGTGACGACGACGGGGCAGGTTACGGTGTGTGACGGTGCGAGTTGCACGACGACGTTAAGTGTTACGGGTTCCACCACCTCCGGTAGTTCCACGACCGGGACGCGGACCGAGGCGCAAACCACGGTGCAGGATCAGGCGGCGTTCTGTGCTTCTAACCCTACGTCGCCTTTCTGTAAAGGCGCGAACGATTCAACGTTCGGGGCGGTTTCTTGCGGGTCCGTGCCCACTTGTACCGGGGACGCTATTCAATGCGCGACTGCCCGGGAAGTTTTCCGCGCTGCGTGTGCGCTCAACCCTACAGCCGGGCAAGAACAGACCCTTTACGATTCATCGAAGGCCGTAACCTCCCTTGGTTTGACTTCATCTACTGTCGCGGTTTCGTCCGGGATGTTCTCGGAAACTGCCGCGCTTGGCGCTGGTGCTTGCATCTCCGATAAAACCGTCACCGTGGCCGGCAATACCGTTGTCCTGCCGTTTTCCGGCATTTGTCCATCCCTCGGCTACCTCAAGGCTATTTTGTTGGCTGTGTCGTATTTGACGGCGTTCGGTGTTGTGTTTAGGAGTGCCGCGTAATGCCAGTTTTTATTGCTGCCCTTCTCGGGGGCTTAATCAACATTGCGGCCACACTCGCCGGTCGTGTCCTGCTGGCGCTCGGCGTCGGTTTCGTCACCTATACGGGCTTTGAATCCGGCCTCGATTACCTCAAGTCGCAAGCCATCAGCAATATCCAGTCTCTGCCGTCCGATATGGTCCAGTTGATTGCTTATTTGGGCGTTGGTCAGGCTATAAGCATCATCTCCAGCGCCTACGTGGTCCGGTTCATGCTGAATGGTCTGACGGGCGGGGCCATCAAGAAAATGGTGTATCGGTGATATACCTTCGTACGGGCGCGAACGGTGCAGGTAAAACCCTGCTTACCCTGCGCGATGTTCATGAAAAGTCGATCAAGGAATCCCGCCCGGTCTACCACAACGGGCGGTTTGCTCCGGTTGCTGATGGGCCGCTGAAAAACTGGAAAGTCATAGACGCGAAGGATTGGGAATCGGTCCCTGACGGCGCGATCTTCGTTTTTGACGAATGTCACAATGATTTCCCGGTCCGGTCTGGAAAAGACCCTGCACCGGGCTACATCAAGGCATTGGCCGAACATCGGCGGCGCGGTTTTGATTTCTTTCTCATCACGCAACACCCGCTGAACATTGATTCCTTCGTTCGGCGTCTGATCGGTTCGCCGGGTTGGCATCAGCATTTGAAGCGTGCCTCCGGCGCTCCGCTGGTGTCCGTCCTTGAATGGCCATCCGTCAACGAACAATGCCAGAAGGCCGGCGCGGGGGAGAGTGGCTCCGTAAATATGGTGTCGTATCCGAAAGAGGTTTATGGGTGGTACACCTCCACGAGTCTGGATACCGCCAAACTTAAAATCCCTTTCCGCGTTTGGGTTCTCGTTGCGTGTGTTTTCCTTGTTCCGGCCGGCATTTGGGGCGCGGTTTCCACGTTTCAGAAGGCCAATGCCGAACGTGAAGCCAAGATGAAAAAGCTGGCGGGTCCCGAAGTCGCGTCTGGTCCTGGCGGATCGGTTCCAGTTCGCGAAAACAAGGTTTTGAGCGCTGCCGACTATGCCGCCAGCTACCAGCCTCGTTTGCCCGGTGTTGCCTTCTCTGCCCCTCGGTACGATGACATTACGAAACCTGTTACCGCTCCGATCCCTGCTGCCTGTCTCGCAACTGCGAACCGTTGCAAGTGCTACACCCAGCAAGCAACAGCGCTGGAAGTGTCGGAAGATACCTGTCGTCAGATCGCAAGCGGCGGTTACTTTATCGACTGGAATACATCCGGGGCGCGTGAGTTGAAACCCCCCTCTGCGACACCTGAACAAGACGGGCGCATGATTGCTGCGATGCGCTCGAAAACCTAGTTCTTGGAGACAAACGGTATTTAGGAGTCCGGTCGAGCGAATAGCGAAAGACCGGGCGACAAGTCGGGGGTATGGGGGTCGCCCCCATGTCAACGGTTGATCGAGCATTGCCTTCAATTTCCCGCTTTGTCAATTAGGGTTATTCCCTATCCCATACTTCAACTCATTTGAAGTAGCATCCGTCTAACTTCACGCGGTGTGAAGTCTTTAGGAGCCAACATGATCAAAATCGTTATTACCTCCCCGGACGTTCGCGAGATGAAGGGGATCGGCAAAACCTCGGGCAAGCCCTACGAGATGCGTTTCCAAACTGCTCATGCCTTCACGGTTGACAAGGATGGAACGGTGGCCGAATTTCCCGACAAGTTCGAGATTATTCTTGAAAAGGACCAACCCGCATACCCTCGCGGGTCTTACCAGTTGCAGCCCTCCAGCCTCTACGTTTCCCGTGATGGGCGCATCGAGTGTTCCCCTCGGTTGGCTCCGCTGGCGACCGCTCCCGCACCGGCTCGCGGCTGAGGGCTGCACCATGCCCTCACTGGATCATGACCAAGTGGGCCACATCGCACGAATGGCAGTTCTCGCCATGTGCGCCCGTGGCTCTGCGGCGGCTGAGTTCGATACAAACCCCGAAGTACAGGCCGTGGCAATCGTTGTCCGTCGCTCTGCTGTTGGCGAGTCCCTCCCGGTGGATATGGAATTCATCGCTGAGGGTGGGGCGGTTCTTGGCGGGGTGACGCTGTGAGGATAAAGGCAAACCAGCGTACGGTTATGGCATCCGCCTTTATCGGGAGTGTTCAAGTGAACCCGGCCCCCAGCGCCTCGCCAGCCAGCGCCGCAGGCGCGGCGGCGCGCGCTGTGGCCGGGGGGCTTGTCCCATCTAAAACAACGCAGGAGGGCGGTGTTTTTGTAAACCTTGCTCCTTCTGCCGTTGCTGAGCGTCGAGTCAAGCGCCTGAAAAAATCGGTTTGGGCTTCGGGTCATCTCCATGGCCTCGCTGAAAAAGGCTTTCGCGCCTCTGTCTGCTGGTTTGTCACTCTCACCTATCGCGGGGTGGATGACTGGCAAGCCTGCCACGTTCGTGACGCTGTTACGCGCTTCCGCGATTGGTGCCGGTCGGTGGGTGTCCCCTGTCGGTACACGTGGGTCGCTGAATTGCAAAAACGCGGCGCAGTTCATTACCACCTGTTGGCGTGGCTCCCTCCTGGCGTTGTCATGCCCCACTGGGACATGCCCAAGGGCAAGCGTCGGGCTTTCTGGCCCCATGGCATGAGCAACACCGAAAAAGCCAAATCCGGCGTCGGCTACCTCATGAAATATCTCTCAAAACTCGGGGAACTGACAAGGTTTCCTAAAGGACTTCGCCTCTATGGAATCGGTGGTCTTACTGAACAAGGAAAAGCCGTCCGGGCTTGGTACAACCTGCCCGAATGGGTCAAGCGCTCCTATGGGGTTGCGGAAATTGCACGGTTTGGACGTGGCCTTGTGGTGCGCGCTACCGGGGAAATCCTTGAACCCGCCTTCAAGGTGCTCCGAGTGCCATCGGGCCTCATCGTGCAAGCCGTTCGAGAACTTCCGGCTCGATTTCACGATGGGGCGTATTCGTCGTGGTCCCCTGT